ATTAGTGATGATTCAAATCCCTGCTCTCTATCAGCATATTTTTCAATAAATTCATTTATAAATTCAGGATCGTTTCCTGTTAAACCTATTACATCAATCCTAAATGGATTATCTTTTAGTTGAATGTATTTCATTTTATCACCCTCTCTAAAACATGGATATTTTTTATCTAATTTTTTAAAGCGTAGTAAATCATTATACCATACTGCTGCTTTAGTATTGATTGGACATTTTAATTTTAATGTACTAAATATCTCACCAATACCAGGCTTACGTTCAATATAGGATGCTACTTGTTTTACTCCAGTAGGTTTAGCTATATCTTCAATAGGTAAATCTTTAACATACTTTTTAAAGTCAAGTATGCGTTTATCTATTTCCTTTTTATCAGTACCAAACATTATTTGTTGTAATAATTCCTCTCCAAATTTACGATACATTGGAGTCATATTTGATTTCATTAGATCAAGACCCATCATTACCATTTCATCAACAGTAACACCTTCCTTATTTACAATGTACATTGCATAACGTCTTTTACCTGCAAAGTAACCTCTCTCAATAACCACTTCTTGTTTTAATTCGAAGTAATGATCACCTTTAATATTGAAGTTCTCTCTAGCTACCCTATTAATATTAGCGTTAGCATATTTTTGTACCTCAGTAGCAATTTCTAATACAGCTTTAATATATTCATCTTTAGTTTTAGTTTCAGGATAACGTTGTAATACTAAATCTTTAACCTGAATGAATAATGAGTCGGTATCTGATGTTACAACATAATCTTTATCTGTAGTACCTAATTGTTCGTTCATCCAAGCATTACAGAATTTAATTGATTCTTGTGTTACACGTTGTCCTGTAAGTGTAATGGCTTTAGATATAATTTTATGACCATCTGTATAGCGCCAACCATTAATTGCGTAGCAGCCATAAACGTCATTTAATTTAATTTTATAGGCGTGTTGTCGTCTATTATAAAATTCACCTTTAACAGTATCACCTGCTTTATAGGCTTTTTTCATTAAATTTTTATATTCAACACGTTTATTAAACCAATCAGTTAATACCTCACAAACCACAGATGGTTTATCAGTTCTAAAAATAGCACCTGATGCTGCAATCATCATTCCTCCTTGTTCAATATAATCAATAATTTGACCTACAGTGGCTTGTGTTTGATTAGTAGTTTTATCATCACGTAGACGTTCAATAGTAATCAATTGTTCATGATTCATTCCTTTAAGGTCATCTAATGTCCAATTATTATCGTACTTACCATCATTCATTATTCGGCCAATGTATGTCTCAATTCCAATATTAAGCGAGCGTATAATGGACGGATACAACGACGTAAAGTCCAAATCAATAACCCATTCATAAAGTCCAGGTACAGGGTCTTTTAAGTACCCACCTGCGTATTCTTCCTTAATATCATATAATGCAGGACGAATAGTAGTTGGTTTGTTTGGTGAAACTATACCTTGACGTTTTAGGTATGTTAATATAGCTCCATCATTTAATGCTGTAGATAAGTAAATTTGCTCATAAGGTACATGACATAAGTGACAGATTGCAATTGTTAATTCTATAAATTTGAATTTCTTTTCTAATTCAATTAATATTTCAACGTCACGAATATTATACTCAATAAATTTATTTACATCTTCTTGAAATAATCTATCAAGATTACCTTCATATTCTATTTTACCTAAATTAACATATTTTTCTCCTATATCTCCTAATTTATAAGATGGTTCGTTTTTAGGATTATACTTTTTAAATAGCAACATATAATCTAAATGATTTAACCCAGCTAAAGCTACAGGCGAATCATTAGCATATGTTCCAAATTTAATTTTACGAAGAGGAGATAAGCGAGCTGCCTCAATAGTACCTAATTGATTTTCTATTCTATAGTATAAGAATGGAACGTCAAAGTATTCTGTATTCCATCCTGTAATGATAGTAGGATCTAATTCTTCCCATAAATTAAGGAAGGCATGTAGTAAATCGTGTTCGTGAGCGAATGGAATTACAGCTCTATTTTCCTCATTAATAGTTTCTAATTGTTTACCTTCATCTAAAATTAAGCAATAATATTTTTGAGTATTATTATCATAAACAGCTATAGAGGTAATTTTAGTAGGAGCGTTTTTAATCAATTCAGGTGTTAATGCACCTGCAATCTCACACTCAATATCAAAGTAAATTATATTCTGCCATTCAGCAGTATCGTCTGTATCTTTATACTTATCAATTAATACAGCGGTATAAGCATCTAAATCAGATTCATATAATGAATTATCCTTCCAATCATATTTAGTTACGGAGTTAGCTCGTTTACCATCTAGTGTTGGATATTGACCATTAGGGTCAATCTTAAAGCGGGGGCGATGGTATTTAAATTCACTCCATCCCGTTTTGTCGTCACGTAAATTGAATGTATAGGTAGACCTATCGTAATAAATTGCTTGATACATAACGTAAATGTAAGAAGGAGCTTTGCCAGCTCCAATCTTAAAATAATATATAAATTTTTATTATCCAAATATAATGGAATAAGCTAGTGCTGTATTCAATATGTTAGCTCCCGCTATGCTTATAGAACCTGTAGCAATATTAATTGATCCTGAGGTGATATTGATGTTGTTAGCTACAGTAAAGTTTTGTGCAAATGAAGATGTTGTTGCAAATGATGCGCTGATAGCATACGAGCCAGTACCATTAAAACTTCCTGAAAATCCACTTGCAGATACATTACCTGTTACAGCTATACTGCCTGAAATTGTTTGTGATCCCTGAAATGTATTTGAACCTGTTGTTGCAAAGAAACCCAAATTTTGTTCATTAGTTGCCGCAGCAATAGCTATAGCTAATGAACTACTAAGATTAGTTACGGATGTATTTGTTGCAAATGAACCTGTATTAGTGGCAAGTCCTTCTAAATAGACTAAGTTAGCATCACCTTCAGCAAATGTTAATGGGGTTCCTTTAATTACTCTTCTTACTAATGCCATGTCTTATTATTGTATAGGTTGAATATTTGCGTCATAATATGTTAATCCACCTTCTACATCATAATAATCTAATCCGTTTACATAAGCATAGTAGGAAATAGTTGGAACTGTTTGTCCACCACTTCCTCCGTTGCTTGCATTAGATTGGGCTAAAAAATTAACACTACCCATTCCGTTTATTAAATTATTTTCAATAATACTTAAACCAACAGTATATGATGATGGTTTTTTAGCAGGTAGCTTATTATATAAGTCTAATATAGATTTAGGTGCAGCCAAAATAAATACGCTTTGCGTATAAATATACGCTTACCTATAATCTTTGCTTATCATTTTGCCACTGTCCATCATATTTTTCAGCAGGCTCACACTCATGAAAATAAATTTGTGCTACTCTAGCGTTAAGTTCGATGAAAATTGGTTCATGTACGTATAATAGTGTACCCATAAATTCTGTTTCAAATCCAGGATCAAATACAGGGCTATTAATAATTGCGCCATTGCGGTACAATGATGAGCGTTGTTTAATAAACGCTACACGGTTCTCAGGTATTTTACAACCTTCATTAAATGTAATATCATAAACACCATCGTGTAATAACCAACCTTCATTACCCTCTAACATAATAGTGTTTACAGCAGTGTAGGTAGTTAATTGTGTTTTGTCTTTTAATATTTTACCTATTTGACCTTCTTTAAACATATTGTAACCAATTCTGTTACCAATTTTATTTACTGCTTTTAAGGTAATATCATAACCAACTTGTGCTGGTTTGCCTTGTGCATTTTCTAGTAATAGTAGACCTTCGTCTATAATTTGTTTTGCGTTTAACATATTTTTATTTTATAGTTCTTCTAAAATACCTAATATCTCAGCTAATATAAATAAAGATCCTGATAAAGCCAACTTTCCAAATATAAGAGCAAATCCGGCTCCTATTCGGAAACCGGATTTAATCAAGCTAATTGAAAAATGCCAACTTGTTTTTGATTCTCTAGATTGCATAATCTTGTATTGTTTTTGAGTCTTTTAATTCCCATGGATAAACTATCCAATCTTTATCTACTACTTCGTAGTGGAACATTGGTTGTTTTGACGCAGTTTCTTTTGTGTGGATTGTTGCTGTTGGGAGATTATACTTATGTAATGTTAGTCCTGAATCACAAATATCATCTATTATTAGTACTTTATTATTTAATACCATTCCTACTCTAAGTAGTGGAATATCTAATTTATGAGATAACATTACAGCAGGTATTAATCCTCCTCTGGGCATTCCAAATATATATTGAATATCTAACCCGCTGGATTTAACTTGAGACGCTATATTATCTATAGCAGTCTCAATATAATCCCAGGTAATAAATCTTTTATTCATATTAGAATTTTGTTCCATTTACTTCAATCGCATGTAAGAATTCTTCTCTAATTAAATTATCTTTCTCCATAAACACACCACTAAATTTGTTTGTAGTCATTACAGAGCCATGTTTAATACCTCTATGTGAGCAACATGTATGCTTACAAGCAATGCTAACTGCTACTGATTCACATATCATTTTATCAGCAATATAATCGTGAATTTGTGTTGTTAATGACTCTTGCATTTGGGGTCTACGTCCAAACCATTCAACAATACGATTTAGTTTACTTAAACCAATAACATTTTCAGCAGGAACATATGCTACAGTAGCATAACCTGTAAATGCTAAATTGTGATGAGCACACATACTAACAATAGGAATGCTAGATTGGATTACTAACCCATTATACCCTTCATCGTTAGGAAATACTGTAATGTTTGGTTCGTTACTGATTGATCCTACAATAAGGTCTTTAAGCCAAGCTTTCGAGACACGCATAGGAGTGTCGACTGTTTGTCTATCAGCTTTATAATCAAAACCAACGGCATTTAGAAAATTACCATAATGGATAGCAGCCTCTTCAATCATGCTGTTTATTTCTTCTTGTGTACGAGGCAAATTGCCATTTGATTTTTTTAGTAATTCTATACTCATATTTATTTGTTTTTATAATAATTTCTATTTATGTATCTGTACTCTGTTTCTTCCTTTAATAGATTAAACATTTTACGTTTACTTACATTAACATCATCCATACATTCTTTAACTGAATTATATGTTTTATTTGTTGTTAAACATATAACCTGATTTCCTATTTTAGGTCCAGCACCTGGTTTTGGTTTGTCTTTACCACCAGCACCTGGTTTTGGTTGTCCTTTCTGTTTTGGATCAGGTTTACCTTTACGTTTACTAGGAATACCTGTTTTAGCTATACTTAAATGTAAGCAATGTTCTTTGCTCTTCCTCTGTCCTTTTAAAGAATCGCTAATTTTATTTTTAGTATTCTCACTACAGCTACCCCTACCATTACCTAACCTTAGATTTAATCCGTTATCACCTAATACATCGTAGTGATTGCCCCAGTATATTTCACGTTCATCTAATATATCTTCACTACATTCTTCTATTATTTCAAATTGATGGTTATCAATACCATATTTTTGAAATGAATTATATAGTTTGATTTGTCTTTTATTACTAAGTTTACTATACTTTCTAAAGCGTTCTTTTATATTAGTAGATTGACCAATATAAATTTTATTACTTGGATTTGTTATTTTATATATTCCTATCATGTCAATAAATATATGAAAATATTGAACCTAGTAACGCTTTTGGGAGTATCTTATAGACTATTTTTTGGATCAAATATAGCTGGGTCAAATTCATCTTTAATAAATCTATCTAATTTGACTCCATCATATGTTTGATTATTTTGATGTAAGGTAGGTGGTGTGTATATATACTTTGCATCATCAAATCCCTTTTTCCATTCATCAATCATTTGCTCTTTTTCTTTTTCAAGTGCATTTTCTTTAACAACTTCCCAATTTAAAATGTCATTTTGAATATCTGATGAATTTTCTAACCATTCAATTAATTCTCGCATTGCTGTTTTCATAGGTTATTTGTTTTGGTTATAAGTTTTTATTTTATCATCCAATTTTTCTTTTTGATTTAATAAATGCATGTAATCAGCAGTTTTATGAACTAATTCATATGCTTTTTGATACACTTCTTTTTCATCTTCAGTTCTCCATCCTGCGTTAATTATGCATAATGCATCAATTAATTCTTTTAACTCTTGTAGTTCTTTGTTCATTTTATTTATTTTTTAGTTATTAAATTTTACATATATTGAAATGAAGCAATATGTTGATGTTTGTAACCATGATACTTTTTGTATAATACCTGTTTTACCATTTATACTAAATTCTTCTCCTTGTCTTGGTAGATGTTTCATTATATACAATTCTTTACTTTCATTAGTATCTACATCTATAATTTTTATATTATCCATAGGTTATTTGTTTTAGTCTTTAGGGTTGTAGTAAAAAAGGAGAATTACTATAATTGGTGAAAAAATAATCATAAGTATAAAAGATATTATACCTCCAATTTTTTTTAAAAGTCTTTTCATAGGTTATTTGTTTTGGTTTAATAATGTAAAATTGGTTTATTTAATTTAATTAATATTAAGTATAAATACTAATTATTATAATTATCATTATAATACTCATCTCTACTATAATGTGGTAGAGTGGGGTGGTTTATGGGTGTTTCTTGACCATCTGAAAATGCTTTTTGTATCTGCTCTTTTTCTTTTTCAAGGTATTTATTAAATCCTTTATCAAAGATTTCATTAGCCATATAAGGATAATTAGCTTTTAATTCATCAAACCATTCTTGCATTGCTGTTTTCATAGGTTATTTGTTTTGGTTATTTAAATGTACAAACGTACTCTCATAATAATGTTTAGATGCTTCTTTTCTACCTTCAATATCCATATCAGGGTTAAAAGCACCTATGTTAATACCACGATGAAATGTTGTTTCGTGTTGTTTTCTTTCTGTTTCAAGAAACTTATCTTCAAGTATAATTGCTGAGGCTTCTAAATTGAATGATTTTAAATATTCAATTGCTTGTTGCATTGCTGTTTTCATAGGTTATTTGTTTTTAACTATTTCGGATAGTAATTGTGCAACTATTTCATCTAAAATATTTATGCCATGCATTTCTTTTGTTAATTCGTATGATTTTAAATCAACGGTAGATGTTGCACTTTTATCATTTGAAATGACTTCAATTTTAATTTTAATGTTTTCCATATTTATTTGTTTATAATTTATTTTCCCAATATAATTTCCTTACTTTGGCTCCCAACTCTTGATCGTTAGGAGTTCCTAAAATGATGTTGTAGTCTACTGCTATAGCTCCATGTTCTGTTCCTCTACTATAACAATTAGGACATAATTGACCAGCACCTTCAATATAACCATGTCTCATATCAATATGAGTACTGCGTTTATATGCTGTTTCCACCCCACATAAGATACAACAATCATATTCATTTGCTTTAGTTTTATTTTCTTCTTCTAAAGCACAAGCTAAATGATCATAACCATGTAAATAATCATAATCTACATTTGAAGTGTCCTTGCCACAAAATTGACAAGTCCACATTGTTGTTTGTTTATTTTCCATTTTAGTTGTTTTACCACTTTTTTCTCTAATCCAATTATACATAAAGTCTGAACTTGACATATTATACGTTTAATGTTTTATTCCAAGCAGCAATATGTAATCTAGTTAATCCACGGAAACGATATTTTTTAGCCATTTCTAAACAGAATTGAGTACGCTCTTCAAAGTTAGAAGCATCATCTAAACCAGGCATACAAACAACGTTTTTAAGTGGTATATTAAATGGCTCTACAAAGTCGCGGAACAATTCCTTAACATCATCTTCTGTGCTAATAACGAATTTAAATTGATAGTTTTTGTGTTGTTTAATACGCTCAATTGCCTCTGGTACAATACGTTGTTTAGCTGTCATACCTGAATTAGATAATTTAGGTGAGCAGTTGATTTGATCTAACATATTAAATAGAGGTAAATCAATTACTATAGTACCGTTAGTTTCAATTTCATTAAATGAAGAAGGCCAATCTCCTCTTATAGCTAAATCATGAACTAAGCCTTTTGCTCTTTCATCAATAGAATACCAATATTTAAAGAAATTAACAATTGCTACTTGATGTCCTTTGATTGTTGGTTCACCACCAGTCCAAATAATATGAACTAAGCCATTTAAGATATCCTCATACACACCCTCTTCTTTCCAACGATTAATTAAATAATCAAATTCTTTATCCTCACCTCTCCATAACCATTGACTTGTTGAATCACAAGTCCATGTTGCTTTACCTTCTTTAACTAAATCACCTTCAAAGATTTCACCGTCTTCTAACTTCTGTTCTTTCTCTAATTGATTAGTAAATGCTCTACTCATACCACACGTTAGGTTACAAATACCTAAACGAACGAAGTACGATGGAATACCAGATGATATACCTTCGCCTTGTACTGTGTAAAAGTCACTACTAATAAGTAGTTTATTTGGATCTATTTTGCTCATTTTCAGTTGATTTTTCTTCTGTAATAGTAGTACCTCTTTCTTGCCCTTTCCACTCTGTTTTGGAAGTATATTTCCATTGTGAACCAGCCATTTGGTAGGCTTGGATATCGGTAACTCTAATTATGTTACCTGTCTTTGTATTTTTTAAACACTTCATGTTGTCCATGTTTTAATAGTAAATAAAAACACCCCCTATCCATAGACGGGGGGTGTTGGATTGTGAATTACGCTTGAGCGAATTCAGCTTTTTTCATTCTACGGCTAGTTAAATTATACATTGCGTTTGCAATTGTATTATTTACTCTACGTGCACCGTTAGTTACATTAGATAAATGGCTAACTGAATAACCTGTCTCTTCTGATAATCTTGTCAAATCACCTGTTTTTTGACGGTGAGTAAAGAATGACAATTTTGCTGTGCGGTTTAAATAGTTCGCACGAACTTTAGTTTGATAACTCATAACTATATTTGGGTTTTTATTTACTTATTTAATTGCTCCTTAGCATATTCAGATAATACTTGTTCTACATATATTCTTGCTGTTTCCCATGTTACTGGTCCTGTTTCGTCAGCATATGCTACAGGATCAGGACGTCCTAATCTAATAAAGGCTTCAATACGCTCTACTGATGCTGCTGATTTATAATCAGAATACCATTTAAAAGCATTAGTTTCTGGTCTGTAGTAATGCTTAATTGGTTTATAAGATGTATTTGTACGCTTATATACCTCATTAAAATCAAGACCCAAGATATCACAAGATTTTTGCCCATCCTCTAAAATGTCAAATTTATTTAACTCAAGATAAGGAGTAGTAACAGTTACTAATTCTGAATCCCAGTTGCCTATTTTAAATGCTTCCATGTCTGCATCTCTAAACTCTTGTCTACAATCAGGATAAATAGCATGATCACCTGCGTGAATACCCATTGCAATTTCTACTTGATGTTTTCCATCTCTAGTTGCTTCTGATAACGCTACTGCTTGAATTAATGAAGCGAATATTTTGTTACGATTAGGTACAACTGTTTCTTTCATGTTGTCTTGTTCGTAGTGTCCTTCAGGTACATCTGATCCACCTTCTACTAATGCTGAGTTTAGTAATTGAGATAAACCATCTAATTTAATAATTTGATGTTTTACTCTTTGATAAGGTACTTCTGCTTCTGAGTCATAACCATCATTAATGTACTTTACTAATTCAGTAGCACGATCTAATTCAATTTTGTGCTTTTGACCGTAATCAAAACCTAATGCTGTTACTTCATAGCCGTTAGCTAATAGGTGTAACAATAATGAACTGCTGTCCATTCCACCTGACAATGATAAAACTGCTTTTTTCATGTTTTATAACTTAATATTTTGGGCGGTATTTTTTCGTTTAGCCCTTAATAAACGATTTAAACTTATTGACATTGAAGATAATATCTTTTAATTTGTCTTCCAAATTCATCTCAAAGTAATACTCTAACTTTTCTTTAGGCTTCCATGTCATACCACTAGTAGTATATCTTTCTCCTTCAGCACCAACTAAAATTGGATTAGATGTATCCAC